TAATAGTTCTGTCACTTATGACTCCGTTCCAGTGACAGTGCATTTAACAAGCGATGTTCAAGAGTTTCAAACAAACTCTAACGATAAAGATGGTAATTTATTATTTAAGTTTGAGTTTGATGTTATTGAGAGTTTATAATGGCAAGAGGATTATCGAGTTCGGTAAAGACAGAATTAGCAACAGGGGTTATTGACCCAGTATTACTAGTTGAAATAGAGTTTGGCACACCAGTTTATTTAACAAATGCACCTTTTGATATAACATCAAGTGTTTCAGGTTCATCAAGAACTTATCTTACTAACGGACATCTAAAACATATCACAGGAATAAACGAAACAAATAAACCAACAAAAAATAGTTTACAGCTTACACTTTCTGGAGTCGATCAAACATACATATCAATAGCTTTATCTGAAAACATAATTAATAAAGAAGTTTATATTTATAGAGGTTTTTTAGATTCAAGTAATGCACTTATCTCTGACCCTTTTTTATTATTCTTTGGAACAATAGATGAGTATAGAATAAATGATACTACAAGCACTGCAAACTTAGTATTAAATTTAACATCACATTGGGGCAACTTTCAAAAAACAAGTGGAAGAGTCACAACAGATAATTCTCAGCAAAGATTTTTTAGTGGCGATAAAGGTATGGAGTTTGCGGCTTTAACTGTAAGAGATATAAAATGGGGGAGAGAGTAATGACAAGTTTTCATTTTTATGAGGCATCAAATAAAAACATGGACGAGATATTTGAAATATTGCATGAGTTTGAAAAAGAAGCCCCAGCATTAGATTATCCTCATATACACAGAGCAAAGATGAAACAAACTTTGATGATGTTTTTACAAAAAGGAAAAATAATTTTAGTAAAAGATTTAGATAAAAACAAAATAGTTGGAATAACAATTTTTATGTTTAATGAATATTTATGGTCTAAAGAGCAACTATTAACAGTTCAAGTAATTTATATATTAAAAGAATATCGATCATTAAATTTATTTAATCAAATAATGGACACAATTAAAAATCAGGCAAAAGGAAAGCACATTCATTTAACTATATCTACAAAACTATTAGCAGATAAATTATTAGATAGATACGGCTTTGAAAAAATGGGCGGTTTATGGAGGTATTCAGATGTGTGATCCTGGCGATATTTTAGACCCAATAGAAGATGTATTTGAGGATATTGTAGATTTTGTTGTTGATCTTGTTGTTGATGTAATTAGTTGGCTAAATCCTATTCCTGAAATACCTGACTTTGGAGGTAATCAACCAGATTTAAATGCAAGAGGTGTTTTAGTTAATAAAGTTAGTGCAAATGCTCACATACCAATAGTTTACGGGACAAGAAAAGTTGGTGGAAATGTGGTCTTTGTAGAAACATCAGGGACAGACAACGAGTTTTTGTATATGGCTATTGTTGTATCTGAGGGAGAAATAGACGATATAACTAAAATATTTGTCAACGATAATGAAGTAACTTTTGATGGAGATTTGGCAGACAATATTCAAAGAACTGTTGCTAGTTCTGATGATAATTTTTTTAAAGCACCTGATGATGACTCAAGTGCAGAAAGTTTAATTACTGTTGAACCTCATTATGGAACTGATACACAAATAGCATCAAGTTTATTATCGGAATTATCATCATGGACTTCGAACCATCGACTTCAAGGGCTTGCTTATATTGCTTTTAAATTTAAATGGAACTCAGATGCTTTTGGTTCTTTGCCGCAAGTTAATGCAATTATAAAAGGTAGAAAAGTTTACAATCCAAATTTAGATAGCACTGTGACTGGTGGGTCAGGTTCACATAGAAAAAACGATAGCACTACTTGGGAATATTCAGATAATGGTATTTATCAGATGCTAGATTATTTAAGAAACGAAAGATTTGGCATGGGTATTTCAGATAGTTATTTTGACAGTGATTTTGCAGATTGGCAAACGGCTGGCGATGTAGTAGATGCAAATATTACACCTTATACTGGGGCAACCCAAATTGATTTGTTAGATAGCCACCCAGTCTTAGATACATCAAGAAAAGCTATTGACCTCGTATCAGATTTTGTCAAAGGCACTCGATCATATTTAAATTTTACTGCTGGTAAATATAAAGTTTTAGTTGAGACAACTGGCAGTGCATCAATAACATTAACAGAGGATAATATTATAGGTGGCATACAAGTTAGCAGTAAAAACAAAAATTCACGATTTAATAGATGTATTGTAAATTTTATTAATCCTTCAAAAAATTATCAAAGTGATACCGCACAATTTCCTCCAGTTGATGAAACAGGATTAGCAAGTGCAGATACTCATAGTGTTATGAAAGCGGCAGATGGAGATATATTACTTGAGGGTAATTTTGATTTCTCTATGATCGTAAATCAGCATCAAGCCCAAGAACTTGCAGAGATTATATTGCGTAGGTCAAGATCAAGTTTAGATGTTTCATTAAAATGTGATGCAACTGGATATGATTTAGCTATCGGAGATATAGTGAATGTTACTCACGCCACGCCAAGTTTCTCGGCTAAACCCTTTCGTGTTCAAGGAATGACAATTAATACAGACCATACAGTCACTTTACAACTTTCAGAACATCAAGATAGTTATTACTCTTTTGGCACTCAAGTTGCACCAGCAACAATTCCTGACACTACTTTACCAAATCCATTTAGTGTGCAAGCACCATCAATTACTGCAAGTGACGAATTATTAGAATTATTTGATGGTTCAGTAGTTTCTAAATTATTAGTTAATATAACAAATACAGATAGTTTTGTTAATGATTTTGAGGTTCAATACAAAGAATCAACGTCATCTAATTATAGATTGATGCGTAGAGGCTCAAATAAAATTGTTGAAAAATATCCAGTAAAAGAGGGAGTTACTTTTGACATAAGATGTAGAGCCATAAATTCTTTAGGGGTTACGTCAGCATTTACTACAATACAGCATGATGTTAATGCCGCTTTTGACCCACCAGATGATGTCACTAATTATGCAATAGATGTGGTTGGAGATAAATTACACCATACATTTGATGCAGTTAGTAATTTAGATTTAGATTTTTACGAAATAAGATATTCTTCAAGCACAACAAACACAGTTTATGCAAATACAACAATTTTAGTACCAAGAATTGCTCGACCAGCAACTTCAATTCAAACACCATTTATAGGTACAGGAACTTATTTTATAAAGGCAGTAGATAAATTTGGCATAAGGTCAAGTAATGCGGCATCAGTTGTAATAAGTTCTCAAGTTTTAACAGAAAGTATTGAAACAGTACAAACAATAACTGAGGAGACTGGTTTTACTGGAACTAAATCTAATTGTATAGCTGTTGATAATGCACTTATTTTAAAAACATCTACTTTGTTCGATAGTGCATCAGGAAATTTTGATGATGCAGTAGGATTATTTGATGGTGGTATTTCAAGTGTAGCTACATCTGGAACGTATGATTTTGCTAACAGTTTTGATTTTGGGGCAGTATATAAATTTAAAGTTTTAATTAATAATTTTAACGTAGATAATTTAGATTATGTAGATTCCTTTGATTCTGCACCTGGATTATTTGACAGTAGATCAGGTTTATTTGATGGTGCAACTAATGCGTCTGTATCAACAAACGTACAATTACAAGTATCAACTTCTCAAGATAATAGTACCTTTACAAGTTATACAAATTTTAAAGCTGGAGATTTTGTAGCTAGAGCAATAAAATTTAGAGCATTATTAACTACATCTGATACATCAGCTACTCCAAAAATAAACAATTTATCTTTAAAACTATTTTTACCTAAAATGACAGTAACAGAATCAAATGTTGCAAGTACAACTTCAACATCTGGAAAAGCTGTTACTTTTTCTCCATCTTTTTATCAAACACCATCACTAACTGTTATAGGACAAAACATGGCTACGGGAGACTTTTTCACTGTTACATCAAAAAGCAGAACTGGATTTACTATTGAATTTTTTAACAGTGGTGGTAGTACAGTAGATAGAACATTTGACTACACAGCGAATGGTATTGGTATGCAACAATAAGATTGTAAATTTTATAATTTAAGGATATATAATAATTATGGCACAGCACGATTATACAATAGCTAATCAGGGTTTTCCCGCTACAAGAACTGATTTAAATAATGCTTTATCAGCAATAGCAACTAATAACTCAGGAACATCAGCACCCTCAACACAATATGCTGGTCAATTTTGGATAGACACATCTGCATCTACTTGGATTTTATATATGTATGATGGCTCAGACAATATTCAGTTTGCACAAATAGATACTTCTGCAAATACAGTAAATTTTATAGATTCAGTAGTTACAGGCGGGATAACAAATAAATTAGAGGGAACTAATTTTACAGGAAGCATAATTGTAGGACATGATACAACAGGCACTTTAAGTTCTGCACAAAATAATACTGCTCTAGGATTAGGTGCAATGGACGCTATCAGTTCAGGAGATAATAATACATTTATAGGAAAAGATTCAGGAACGGCTTTAGGTTCAGGAAGTGACAACGTAGGTGTTGGTTTTGATTCTGGAAAAGCGATAACAAGTGCATCAGACAACACAGCCATTGGTTCAACATCTTTACAATCAACAACGACTGGTGCGATGAATGTTGCAGTGGGACAAGCCGCACTTAGAGACAATACTACTGGAGATTCAAATGTTGCCGCTGGGTGTGGGGCTTTGGCAAATAACGAAACATCAGATGGTAATGTAGCAGTAGGACATAAAAATTTAGTTACTAATACGACAGGGGCGTGTAATACATCAGTTGGGTTTTGCACATTATCTCAAAATACGACGGCAAGCAGTAACGTAGCAGTTGGTTCTTTTGCACTTGACGCAAATACAACGGGAACGCCTAACGTAGCAGTTGGTAATAATGCACTTACAGCGAATACAACGGCGGCTAACAATGTTGGTGTTGGTAATCAAGCCTTATGTAAAAATACAACTGGCTCAAGTAACTCTGCTTTGGGTGGTAATTCCTTATGTGCTAATACCACTGGAACGGGCAATACCGCAGTGGGTTACGATTCTTTACTTTTAAATACCACTGCCTCAAACAATACAGCTATGGGATTAAATGCCATGAGGGCTAATACGACTGGTGCATCAAATGTAGCGATGGGTAAAAATGCTCTTGACGCAAATACCACTGGAGGAAACAATATCGCTATCGGAGATGGTGCATTAGGTGCAAATGAAACAAGTGGGTCTAATATAGCAATAGGTACTTCTGCATTATTAGCAAACACAGGAGGAGATAATGTAGCGATTGGTCAACAATCTGCGACAACAAACACAAGTGGTTTTCATTTAACTGGAGTTGGTGCTTATACTTTATTTGCAAACACATCTGCACAAGGAAATACAGCAGTTGGTCATAGTTCTTTAAGAGCAGCAACGACAGGCTCAAATAATACTGCAGTTGGAAAACAATCTTTATGCAAATTAACTACTGGAGCAAATAATGCGGCAGTAGGACAAGGCGCAATGTGTGAATCTACAACTGCTTATGATTCAGTTGCTCTGGGTGTAGAAGCCTTAACATTAAACACGACAGGACATAGTAATGCTGCACTTGGTAGACAAGCCATGTGTAAAACTACAACAGGTTCTACAAATGTAGCAGTTGGTGCTTTTGCATTTTGTGCTTTGACAACAGCAAGTGATGGAGTTGCAGTTGGAAGAAATGCTGGAAAA